GTACGGTATAAATGAATGGTGTTTAAATGAAGGATTGGCTGATGATGACAGCACAGTAGAAATTAGTTTAGAAGATGCTGAACTATATGGTTTAGTGGAATGTGAGTAATTTTTATTGCGTACAACTACTATTATGTGTAATTCAAAAAATTGAACTAATGAAAAACTCAGCAAATAAAAGACATTTAGACAAAATTGAAGAATATGTTTACAAAGCAATGGTGAGAGATGATCTTGATATAGTGCAAGTTTTTGAACGTCTTGGAATATACGCAAACCTAAAAACAATTTCAGACTATGCTAAAGAAAATAAACTTTCTTATAACGGCGTTAAAAATCACAGAAAAATAATTAAATTATTTGGCTGCAAATTTGTTTTAGATAACCAATAAATTATTTTGTTATCTTTACAATATGGATAACAACCAAATTGGATGCCTGGCAGAATATAAGTTTGCAACTGCTGCAATGGAACAAGGTTTTTTTGTTTCTTTTCCTTTATTACATACTTCAAGGTATGACTGCATAATTGAAACGCCTAAAGGATTGTTCAAAGTACAAATTAAATCAGTTCACAATTTCACAGATAGATCAAGAGTTTTTTTAAGAGATACAAAACTAAAAAATTACAAAACTAAAGACGTAGATTTTTTTGCTATTTATTACAGAGAGAAAGACGGATTCTTTATTTTAAAAAATGACGGCATAAAAAAATCAATTGAATTAACATCGCCTAAATATTCAAAATTTTTTAATAACTTTGCACAACTTTAACTGTTTTCAATTTTGTTTTCCCCTGGAAGAGCGTCGCAAATTAATGTGGCGCTTTTTTTTTATCTTTACAAAAATATTTATATTATGAAACTAAAAATCAAACAATCCATTTTAAGAGGTGACCAAAGATTTAATGAGGGCGACGTTATAGAACTAAACGCAAAAACTGCTAAGAATTGGATTAAAAAAGGTTTAGGATCTAAAATAACTAAAAAGAAAGAAAAGCAAACCTTTGAAACCAAAGAACTAAAGGTTGAATATAAAGAAATAAAATCAGATGAGACAAATTAAAATTAATGCAACAACCGGAAATGAAATACTAACGGCGCAAAATGTTAAAGATTATGTTCGTATTGATACAAGTGCGGATGATAATTTAATTACTGCAATGATTTCTCAGGCTCGTATATGGTGCGAAAATTATATTTCAAGAGATATTGTTCCAAAAAATAGAACGTACTACCTGGACACAACAAACGGATTGTTCGATTTACCTTTTGGGCCTATTGCTAGTATATCAGAAATAACTATTGACGGAACTGCTACAACGGACTATGAAATTATTGGCTTAGATAATGAAACTATTGAATTAGACGGAGGCTCTGCTGAAAAAGTAAAAGTTACCTACATAACAGTAGGAATAAATGATTCTTTAGTAAAACAAGCGATGTTGCAACTTATATCGACGTATTACGATAATAGAGCGGATTTTACAATTGAGCAAAACGATGTTGCAGAAATACCAACATCAACAAGAAAAATTTTGACGTCTTATAAAACTATGTTTATTTAATGGATGCCGGAAAACTAGATTCTAAAATAACAATTAAAAGATTGAGTAAAACGCCTGACGAATTTGGTGGTTTTAATTCAACGCTTTCTGACGTTGCAACTGTATGGTGTAATTTAAAACAGATTAGTGGAGATATAAGCGACAAACTAGGGAAAAGAACACAAGACGTTAAAGTTGAAATAATAATGCGTAAAAATACCGCAGATTTAATTCAGTTGGGAGATATATTTATTTTAGAGAATGGATCCCAACAATATCGCATAAATGAAAAGTTTGAATTTAATTTAGATTTTTATACTAAATTATTAGCAACAAAGTCTAAGTAAAATGAATATAAAAATCGACAAATCAGATTTGGCCCAACTTAAAAAAAAGTTAGACAATTTACGTTCCTTTGATAAAAGCACATTATCAAAAGAACTTGGAACGGCCGGTTTAGATATTGCTCGAATTGCAAAAAAAGCAGCGCCGTCTGATTATGGTACGCTAAGGCAGTCAATAAAATCAGAAAAAAAAGGTAAAACTGTTGAGGTAATAGCTGGAGCAAAATATGCGCCTTATGTAGAATTTGGAACTGGTGCCTTTGTAGAGTTTGACGATATGCTAGAACTAGGAATACCTAAAAGCTACGCAGCACAATTTAAAGGCGCTAAGCCAGGATATATGAAACCTCAGCCGTTTTTCTTTGGCTCTGCTAGAATAGGACTAAAAAAATTATTAATGCGCTTAAATGGCGAAATTAAAAAAGCAATAAAATAATATGTTAGAGGCAATTCACTATGTTAGAAAAGCAATTATTGCAAAGTTAAGCGGAAACGTTTTAATTAATAGCGTTGCGGTACCGGTTTACAATCGTATTCCAACGGATGCAACATACCCATTAATTAGAGTTTATTCAGTTTCAACAGACGAAACAGACCAAAACCAACAATCGTTTAACACCGAAACAATAACACGAATTGAGTGTATTTCAAAATTCTATTCAGATGATGGCGGACAATTAGATACAAATTTAATGGTTTCCCAATGTCTTAAAAATGTAAGAACAAGATCATCAAACTATATTGATATAACTGCAAATGGATTTAATGTTTATACAAGCGTAAACAATGGCGTTACTTACTTAGAAGATGATTTATCCGATTCAACATATTTTAGAGGTATAATTGAATTATCAAATAAAATTGAACAAATTAATCCGGTTGGAGGCTTACAAAATGAATTGCAAAGTGAATTACAATCTTAAAAAAAATACAAATGGCTAAAATAACTTTTTCGGCAAAAACAGATAATCAAACTTCAGTATTACCTGAAATCAATAAAGTAACTGCTGATAATATAAACGAAATAAAAAATTCAGTAAATGATTTGTATGATTCGCAAGGTGGATGGGTTGATTACGAGGATTCAGCAACGTTAGAAACTCCAATAAATTTAACGGCAAACGTTTGGACAGATTTAACAAATGACAAGGCCGGAAGCGGAACAGTAACAACATACAAGCCTAGCTTTGTAACTGGCGACTTATGGAACTCAGCATCTAACTCATTAGATTTTTCTGAAGTTGGGGCCGGTAGAGTGATGATTGTTAGAAACGATTTTGATGTAACTGCCGGAGCATCAAATACAAGGCTAGATGCACGTTTATATTTTCCTGATACTGGAAAAACTGTTGAATTTATGCACGATAATATTGCAAACAATAATGATTTAGTAAGGTATTCAAGAACTACCCAATTATTTACACACGCTGACGTTTTAACAAGTGGTTGTAAGATTCAAGTCAGAGTTGATAAATCAGGAGCAACTGCAACAGTTGAGAATTTTTTAATTACAGTCATATCTCATTTCTAAAGCAAAACAATGCGACAAATAAACAAAATTATAATACATTGCAGCGCTACGCCTGAAGGTAGAAAAACAAGCGCTAAAGAAATAAAGAGTTGGCACTTAGAAAGAGGCTTTTCAGATATTGGATATCATTATATTGTCCATTTAGACGGCTCAATATCTTATGGCAGAAACATCGAGAAAATTGGCGCACATTCAAGAGGGCAAAATAAAATGTCGATAGGCGTTTGTTATATTGGAGGCTTAGATGAATCTTTAGACGCTAAAGATACTAGAACGCCACAACAAAAAGAAAGTCTGTCAGACTTGTTAAAAACATTAAAAAGATTGCATCCAAAAGCGGTTATTTATGGCCATAGAGATTTTAGCGAAAAGGCTTGTCCGAGTTTTGATGCCTTTGACGAATATAAATTTATTGTGTAATGCCAAAGAAAAAATTTAAAGACACTAAGGTTGGTCAGTTTATTTTAAAAAAAATACCTGGATTTGTTGGAGATATACTTCCGGAAAAAGGTGTTTTAGGAGTTGTTAAAAATTTAATTGATAACGAGCCAAGTATTTCGCCTGAACAAAAAAAGGAATTAAAAGACGAATTAATAGAGTTTTACAAACTAGAGGTTGCGGACAGAGATTCTGCTAGAAAACGAGAGGTTGAAAAGGCTAAGTCAGGAGGTTTTGATTTTATGTTTAATTTAACCGGTGTTATTGGCTTAGGCGCCTTTGTTTTTATAATTTATGCGATTGTTTATTTACAAATCCCGGAATCAAACAAAGAGGTTTGGATTCATTTAATTGGTATTTGTGAAGGAATTGTATTATCAATTTTTGCCTACTTTTTTGGATCTGCCGTAAGAAAAAATAATTAAAAATCTATAATTTTAATTTTTGTATTTTTGTAAATATATAAAATTTTAAAATATAGATATGGCTTCAGATTTATACTATTCAGGCGAATTTCAAAAACTATCATTTGGCGACAAGGGTTTAAGAGTAATTGCTGCATCTGCTACATCGTTAGCGGGTGAAAACTTTTGTGCTATCCAAGCGCTAGAATCTTCAACAATTTCTTGTGATATTGATACAATTGGCGGTGATACTTCAATAACATCTTTGGCCTTGGGTGCCGGATCAATAATTTACGGAAACTTTGACGATGTTAGTGTAGCGAGTGGAAAGGTTGTTTGTTATTTAAGATAATTATTTTATGATAGGATTAGGATTAAAATTACAAGTAAATCCGGCAATCAATAATGTGATTGATAACTTGCTTACAGAATTAGAGGCAAGAGCAACCTATTATGAAAACGTTACTTGCACAAAGGCAACATTAGCCGAATTAGAAAACATAGAATAAGATGGCAGATAATTTATTAGATAAAGCATCAATATTACTTACACCAACTGCTTATAATGATGGTAGTATGTTAAGCGTTAAACCAGAGAATGGAGATGGAGATTTCACATTTAGTAGAAGTTCTGCTGCAACTAGAGTTAATGCACAAGGTTTAGTAGAGAATGTACAGATAATAAGTAGTGAGTTAGTTTCAAATGGTAACTTTTCACAAGGAGGGCAAGATTGGAT